TGTAAGCCTTGCCGATGATGGTGTCATCTTGTGGGGTGGGTGTCAGTGCAGCGATTGCGGAAGCGGCTGCGATGACGGCGGTGACGACTCCGAAGAGTTGTTCTTTGTTGTTTAGGATGTAATCAATCATTTTTTGCGGTTCTTAAATTTTTGCCAAGTGTTAGCCAAAGAAAGGATTCCGATAATCAAACCAATGATTGCAGACATCAATCCTACGGCAGTCTCAAAATGGTTAAAATAAGCAGAGATAGCTGACCAGCTTGATGCGAGCATTCCAGTGATAGGGTGGGTCAAATGGTTGTCCATCACTCAAGTTCGTTTTGTGGCTCTGGTTTAATCGCTAAAAACTCCAACTGCGTCAACTCTTGCACTCCATCAACGCCGTCAAGCAACGCGTCATCATTGGCCGTAAAACGCCAGCAATCAATAGCGATGAGTCTCCCGCTGCCGTCAGTGGCTTCTGCAAGGCTCTCAACAGGCGGTAATGATGTCAGAGTAGTTTGCTGCTTGTTGGGAAATTGGCGGTCAGAATCTACGGCTGCAACAAGTCCCGTGTAGAGTTCGTCTGGCTTAACGACGTAATAACGAAACCCAGTGTCAGCGCGTGACTGTTCGATTTCTGTAAGTGGTTCTTGTTGTTCGTCCATTAGTCTATCAGTTCAAGTTCGTCGAGAAGCTCTAGGTCTTCTTCGACAGGTGGCTCCCAGCTTAGGCGTTGTAGGTAAGTCTCAAGGTTGATTTCCTCAATACCCTCTAACTCAAAGTTATCAGACTCAAGGATGCCACTGCGCTTAACACAATAGAGTCTGTCGCTGTTGGTCTCAGGGTCTAAGAAAGTGTTATCCCAAAGAGCAAGCCACCGTTCGCTTTGTTCGTCTGGTAGGTTCCTTGCGGTGTTACCAGCGGTCGTGAGTGTCTCGTAGGAAGCTTTGTTGCTGAACCTAAAGAATCGATGAGTTTCGTCTGTCATTACTTAAAGTGTTACGTTGTTAACAATGATGCTCCAGCCTTTGGCTTTGAGAGATGTGACTGCGGAGTTTGTGGCGGCACTGAGTGAACCACTCGCCGCATTATAATCAATATCGATGCCAGCGTCACCCAAAGCAGAACCACCAGATGCTCCGGTAGACGTTGCGTATTGGCCGGATGCGTCGATGGATGTCAGGATGTTCTCAACCGATTGTGCGGTGAGTGCAGAGCAACCGTCCCATGCGTAATCAAATACTGCGGCATCTATAGAATCAGGGTTCCAATTATCAAAGCAACCAGCGCCAAAGTTTTCAAGGTTAGAATCAAAATACCAAGTGGCATAAAATTTTTCACCTTTTTCAAAACTTATCTCTTCAAACGTCACTAATGAATTAGAGGTGCGCCATGCGCTTTCAAAGTTCGTTCCTTTACTCAAATCAATGTCAGCAGGGAAACTCGTGAGTCCACTCGACCGCCATGCGCTATCAAAGTTCACATTGGTCGCCTCCGTGCCGAGCTTTGCGCCCGCCGGAAATGACGTTAGGGCCGAGCAATATTGGAATGCGGAAGTGAAATCCGAGCAACTACTGATGTCTATTTCTCCGAATGAGCTTAGTGACGTGCAGGAGTTCCAAGAATACGAGCAATTTGTGGCTGTGGGCAGCGGTGTGTTAAAAGAAGTGAGTCCGCTCGACTGCCATGCAGCAGCAAAGTTTACACTGCTCGCGCTCGTGCCGAGCTTTGCGCCCGCCGGAAAGGACGTTAGGGAACTTGTGGACCGCCATGCATTATTAAAGTAAACACCTGATGAAGCATTTATAGAAGGAAAAGATAGAAGAGAAGAGCATTCACGCCATGCGCCATAAAAACTAGTAACATTAGAGGTATCTATGAAGTTAAACTCAACAATATCAGAACGAGTTCTCCAGAAATCATCAACATTTCCAGAACTGTCTGCCGCACCTCGGTCGATTAAGAGTCTCCTCGCAGATTCAATGTCAGCACCTGTTGCACTTTCCGGCAACAAGATAATACCATACAAATCACCAGCTTGGCGATACGATGCGTTGCCAAGGTTACCCAAAAGATTCAGCTCAGTGACCGCAGTCGTTCCATTAATTCTATACACAAAAGTGCCTAAAGACGTTCCGCAGATTTGCCAGCCAGCTTGTGAAGTCGATGGAATATCTAGGTGGTCGCTGTTGTCTGCGAAGGTTACAACATAGCCGTCAGACACTGGTTGGTCGTTAGCGGTGGCCTGTGTGGCAAGCTTGTCGGCATCGCCATTGTCACTGCCAACGATACGCCCGTTCCAAGCCGATGACCCTGATGAAATCGCTCCGACTGGTGCCTTGGTGGCATCGTAGAAGTAGTAGCCAAAGCCGTCCTTTAGGTCGAACACGTTGTTCCTATTATTAATATAATTACGAACTGAGTCAGCTTGGGCGTCGGTGATTGACGCAGGGAAGAGCGCAAGGAACTCTAGGTCGATGGCGGCGCTGCTAAGGAGAAAGTTGGAGAAACCAATATTAAACTTGTCGCTGTTTATGGCCGTCGTCTTGTTGTCTGTCAGAAAAGACGCGTTGTTAACCTCTGATGTTTGGGTCTCATTTTCAATTTTAACGGCATGAAGAATGTCTCCATTTGCATCGTCAAACATATCGCTTTGACTATTAATTGTCATGCCTGACACCATTGTTAACAGATTGGTGGTGCTGGAATTTCTTAAAGAGAATGAAGCACCTGCTACGTCATAATCATTTCCGCTTGTCGAAAGATTCGTTGTAAACACACGTCCAAAAGATTCACCACCATCACCAAGCACACTGAAAGCTGCAAACATATAGCCGCTGTTTATGTTATTAGCAAAGAGACCTTGAAGCCCATCATTTACACCATCGAACCGCAAGACCGGCTTCTTGATAACCGTGGCGGGGTCGTTGCCGGCTTGGTTGATTGTTACCGGACCGCCGACAGCAGCTTGGAACTTGGTGTCGCCGTGGCGAATGCTCGTTGAACCGTTGAAGTCAGAATCGAAGACGACCGCATTGTTGACCGTGAGCTTGGCCTTTTGAATCGCGTAGTTGCCAGCGTGTGTAATACCAGCTTGCTGAGCAATTTGAAGCGGATGCGTAATCGAACCAGACTGGCCTGTCGCTGTCTGAGTCACCTTCCTTACGGCATTTATGTCGCAAAATACATTTGTCCCGTCAAAACCATATTTCACAGTGAACGGTTGACCCAATACGACACCCGACAAGGCTGAGCCGTAGACTGCTTTTGAGAAAACATAAACATTTGCATTGTTAGCAAAAAACAAACCAAAACCGGGCGTGGTGGAACTGCTTGGCGCATTCCAAGGGCCTGCACCAAATGGAATGATATGGTCTTCAAATTTAGTAATAACCATGTCCACTTCAGCTTCCCAAGTCTGGTTGGAGCCAATGGTAACACTCGGCCCAGTCGCGTAGTTTCCAGTGACGTTCGGGATATAAAGATAACCACCAAGGTTTCCCTGTGGATTCTTGATTAATGGCAATGCTCGTGGCTGGGATAGGCTTACTGATTGTTTCGCATCGCCGCCCTTGTTGCTGCCTCTAGAAAGATTGCGGAGAACAGGACAGCTTTCCAAAAAATCGGCAGTTGTCGTCAGGGCTTCTGCTAGAACGTCACCAGATGTCGCGCTGGAAGTCAGTGTGGATAGATTGAGTGCCATTGGTTGAAATATATATTATTAATTACAGGCTATCACTATGGTATGGCCAGTAGATGAGACGCTTGATGTGGCCGTTGAGTGGAAAATTAAAATTATAAACGTTTCCAATGTGCATCTTATCAATCCCGCTGGGTATAGCCGCGCTTGTGTCTGCAACTTCTGGTTCTCCATTAAGCGAGCCTAAAACATCATTGACTTTATAACTCGCTGCCAATCTGTTTAGTTGATTTAAATTGATATTACCTAAGAATGAGCTTACTGTAGTCGTGCCTGAAGACCTAACATATAAATTCAAGCTTACGTTAGGTAGGTAAACTCCCATTCGATTAGCGTTCGCATCAGAAGAATTGTGATACTCAAAAATGTGTGGGAGATTGGTTGTAGTCTTAGGGACGGTTTCTACATAGGTGGTCCCCTCGCTCTGGTTGTAGAAATCGAAGTCACTGCCGGAAATCACAAGGTCGTCAGCGGCTCGCGTCACGGGGGAACCTGTTGTGTGTATGACGCTTGTGCTTACACTTCCGAGTTCAATCTGGCCACCCCATAGGTCAACTGAGTCGGCTGTCGAACCAGATTCTTTTCTGATGGATACAGCGGCGTTTGTGTTGTCGGCTCCTAGTGTCATAGTCAACCCTTCAATTCGTTGCCAATCTCCTGTCAATGTAACTGTCTGAGGACCCGATGCGACATAGGCTCCTCCGGTGTATCTTTTAATCCTAAGAACAACAACCTCACCAGCTATGCCTCGCACGTAGATAGAACCTGTTACTTGGGTGCTTGATGTTACAGTGGACGCGATGCTGTAAGCCATGTCTGAAGAGCTTGAAGACAAAATCCCGCTGATTTTTGATGCAGTGTTAGTCCCGTCGGGTGCATCAATTCCTGTGGTCTTCGTAATGCCTACATTTTCAGTAAACGAAGTTGAGTTAGTCACCAAGTTTTCACTCGACGGCTCCACCAGAATCATCGGCACTCCATCAACGTGGTCAACGCGCACCGTGTTCGCTGGGGCTGACGCTATGTTACCGTTGACATCTGTGTAGGTTGCAACGCCAGCTCTTGTGGCCGTAATAACATCAAGCGTGTCTTGCTTGCTTGGGTCTAGGTCAAGAGTGGGATTCTCAAGGGTGCCTATCATTGACGTCTCAGCGTCAAACAATAAGTATGGGTCAAGGTCGTTCGGATGGAACGATTTAACACCTTTATCAAACAATCCAGCATTAGAAAACAGGCCGGAAGCTGCTTGCAATCCGGCCCGTCCTGTTCCTATCCCAGCTTTGGCACTCTGAATCTTCATTTCTCAAGAACCATCTCAGTTCCAGCCGCTGAAGGAGTCACTCTGATTTTGTCGCCGTTGGAATAAGTCACAAGAAACTTTTCCGTTCCAGCAGTAACCGGGCTACCGTCAACAGCTAACCATGCTCCCGCTGCTGTGTAGCGTTCAACCGTAAGGTCACCGCTTGCAGCAGAGATGTAGTGTGTCCTGCCGCGCTCAATCGGGTATTCGACCGGGGTGGTGTTTGCGAATGTAACAGTCATAATTCTAAATTTCTTTTTGTGTCAAATTAAAGGTTTAGCCGATGCGCCAGTTTGTTCCGTCTGAAAATACAGGCGTAAAATTACTACCGCCGCCAGCGACAATGTGGTTGTGGTGGTTGCTAAGCCCATTGGTTGAATCACTTACAAATGCTCGCTTTCCTTGAGCGCTTGCAGCGGGAAGGTTTGCCACGGTGTAAACGGCTTGCTGAGTAATTCCTGTGACGTTTAGCAGCCCGCTCACGTCTAGGTTGAGCAAGTCAATGTCACCTGTCCCATCGCTCCCGGTTGCGCTTGTAATCTCGTTAAGATTACCGCCACCCCGGTTAATGACTACAGTTGAAGGTGCGCCTGCCCGGGTTGCTGTGACGACTATGGTTGCAACGCTCATTAGGTGTTCGGTGTGTTGCGGTTTGCAAGAATTAAGCGAACCGGGCTTGTCCAATAGTCATGGCCGTCAGCATCAGTCAATCTGATGTCATAGTAATAAGTGCCGTAGCAAAATTCTGCGTTGCCCGTGTCGATAGTTGTAGTGGCTACCCCGGCGGCAATTGTCATGGTTGGATTTAAAACAATATCCCCGCCAATGTGGTCTTCAGTGATTCGACACGCCGCGCTCCATGTATTATCTAGAGTGATGGGGTTGCCGCCTGTGTCTTGGGCAGAAACGCTGATGTCATAGGTTTCGCCCCAAACTATTTCGTCAGTTGTAATTGCCATAATAAGAGTGCTTGGTCGGCGTCTTTAAGGTTTTGTCAAAAGTAATTATTGTGAAACGGGTTGCTGACCAGTTGCAGTTTTTACTCCTTCAAGAAGCCCCACCATTTTTTGCTGCAAGTCCACTAGCTGCCGCTGCAAGTCGGTCTGTGTTTTTTGAAGGTTTAGCTCGCCAGCAACACCACCACCTCCGCCAATGGCTTGCATGGATGAAACAGCGGTAATTGAAGAACGTGTCATTGCAGAGCTAAACCGGGATTCAGTTTCGCTTATATCACCTTCAAGATTAGCTTTTTTCTCTTCTTGTGATTTAGCTAAGTTAATCTCGTTATCTTTTCTTTTTTTCTCTGCTACTTCAGCTTCTCTTTTTTTCATAACAATTTTTTCAGCACTTTTTGCATCTAAAATAAAACCTTCAGCGGCGGATGCTCTTTGTTCTTCTTGGATTTTTTTCCTAAGCTCTTCTTGTGCTAAAAGCTTTTTGTCCCCTGTGATTCTAGCATTTAGAATTTTTAAAGTGTGGGCATATTCATCTCTAATTGACTTAATGATTCCTTTTCTTTTTTCGGCTTCTTTGTTTGCCTTTTCTTCATTTTGCTTTTGCCTAACTGCTGCTGCATCTTGCTCGGCTTGAAGCCTTGCTCTAAATGCTGCATTTTCTTTATCTAGTTTTGCGTTTCTTTTTACCGCTTGCTCGTTTACTTGCCCGCTAGGAGTATCTGAAGAAAAACCCATAGGGCCATCGGGAACAAAATTGGCAAATCCTTTTCCAATAAACTCCCCAACTTTAAAGCCAGCAAACCCAACAGCAGCAGCCGCTAAAACTTGCGGAAATCTAGCCATTAAACCCCCGGCTGCACCTTTTGCAGTTGCACCACCAGCAACAGCAGCACCGCCACCAGCACCAGCAGCAGCCCCAGCAGTGGCATTTTTTATTTTAGCGGCTGTGTTTGCTTCAACAGCAGCCGTTTCAGCACCCCAAAGGCTTATTGATTTAGTAAGCCCAGCAACCATGACAGCAAAAAATTTAGCTATCTGAATGCCTTTTACGGCTGCTGCAACAGCAAGCACTTTTGGAGCCAAATCGATGACTGCTCTGGCAACTTCCGCAACTTTTCTAGATACTTCCTCAAAGTCAATGCCTTGGATTTTTTCAGTGATTTGGTCAATCAAGGGCATGAACTCAATTGCAAGAGTCAACGCTATTGCATCAAATGCAGTTCCAAGGTTTCCAAAACGGTCAGAAAGTGTGTCTAATTTTTGGGCGTTATCGGTCAGCAACTTAGGTAGATTCCCAAGTTCTTTTTCCGCTTGTTGAAATGCAGTTTGGTCTTCAAAAAGTGTTATAAGTGCTGTGCCAGACCTTCCAAATATATCCATTGCTGCCGCTGTTCTGTCTGCTGTTGAGCCTACAGAACGAAATGCGACAGAGATTTGCTTTAAGGCATCAACTGGGTCTAAAGCTCTAAGCTCAGACATTGAAAGCCCAAGCATTTCAAACGCTTGAACGGTTGATTTTTGCTCTGAATTTAAACCAGAAAACGAATCTTGCATTTTACGCAAAATATCATCCATCTGAGCGGCTGCGATGCCGTTGTTTTTCAATGCTCTTTCTAAAACAACCAAACCTTCCCCTGATGCTCCAGTTTTGGCCATTTGGTCAGAAAGCTTGCCACCCGCATCAATCATTTCTTTCATCCTAGCAGGGACGCTTCTGGCGGCACTTATAAGACCGTCAAACATTCTCTGACCGATTCTTTCTTGAAAACCTTTGGCAATTGTAGACGCAATTTTTTTGGTTTTGTTTTGAAAAGAAGCAAGTTCTTTCTGGGCTTTACTACTATCAGCCCCAATTGTTACGTTTACACCAGCCATGATTATAATTTGTTAAAAGTCAAACTTGCTTTTCTAATCTTGCAATTTCACGTTCAAGCTCCCAATCAGAAGGGCCGCCATTTTTAGGAATCATTCCACTAGCCCAGCCAGAGCAAGCAGAAAGGGCAAAAGCTTGTGACATGGGAAGCTCATGTATTACATACTCAGGCTTCCATTTATATTCTCGGCAAATGCCGGAAACACTACTTAAAAACCAACCGAACGGGTTTTTTTTTGAGCTTTGACACCTTCCGGGGCATCCATTGGAACAATGGTTTTCATTGAGCCAAAGTAGTGAGCAATTAAAATTGCTGACGATTGCTCGACTTCATCCATAGGAATTGCATCTAAAAATTCATAAAGAGAGTCCTCTAGCCTATCTTCTCTTATGAGCTGGGTAAGCTCTTTTGATGTTCTAGTGAAAGCAAAGAGCGCAACAGCGATGTCATAAGGTTTCCAGTCATCAATTTGCCCAGTTGCAAGTGGGTGATTAATGTTTGATAGAAACAGACCGTGACCAAATGTGATGTCCACTAAAGGGACACCGCCAACAGTTTTTCCTTTTGGAATAAAGGCTTCAAGAATCTCACTCGGAGTTTTTCCCTCCGTGTTTTTAATTGCTTGCTGTAGCTGCTCAAGGCTCGCCATTAGGTGAAGCTTGGGTAATGTGTAACCGTAAAGCTTACGGTTGCTGTGTTTGTGCCAGCGTGAGTGATGCTCGCTGATTCAACAAAAGCTTCCCCAGCAGTAAAATCAACACCGTCAATTGCAGATGCAAATGTGACCGCAGTCCCTTTTGATGGGAGGGTTGGAGATGATGCGGTTACTAAACTTGAAAAAGAAACAGTATTTTTTTCGCCGTGGTCAACTCTGGCAACCATGTCACCATCTTCATCAGCTATTTCAGCTACGTTGCCGTCAGTTGAAATTTCAAAGTCTTGAACAATTCCATCAACCAGTGAGTCGGCCACTGTCTTTCCTGCTGCGGGGATTCCCCAAGATACGGTTGCGCCGTTAATTGTAACTGCCATGATAATTTTCTGTTGTCAAAATTAAGATGGGCCAGCAATAAGCCTGTAAGTTTGAAAGTGCGTCCACTTGGTTTCTTCCCGTCCTGCTTCGATAAGTTGCGGATGCCACACTGATGCTTGAAAATTCCCAGAATTTAAATAAGCAGTTACATCTTCGTAATCTGCAAGCTCATCAAACAGTTCAGCGGCGTCAGTTTCAGCCGTTTCAATTGTGACGTCATCAGCATCATGGAACACGGCGACAATCACGTTAAAATCCCAAACATAAGCTTGATTTGCTCCCATGTCCTCAGCGGAGCTAATGCGAACGACAGCACAAGGTGGCGTTAAGTCTCCGTCATCTTCTTCCGTTAAGATTGTGATGTTTCCATCATACTGGGTTTGCAAATAGCTTTGCAGCCTTCTAATTATGTCTGTTCTAATCATTTTCTGCGCATTTTGCGGTTTGTTTTTTCAGCGTTCTTCTTCATTGCAACCCCTATCAATGCTCTTAGGTTGCGCTCTGAACGATAAATTGACTGATTGATTCTAGCGGCTGCATCTTTAGGATAATAGTTTACCTTGTTTGCAATTGTTATAGCCAAGCCGCGCTTGCTTTTTCTGAAAATAGCATACCCCGGTTTTGGTGTGTGTCTGGTTATCCATTTAGGGGTTGCTGCTTTAGCAAGTTTTAAATCTCTTGCAGCATTAAGCCAGCCAGCGTTCAGCAAACCAATCTTTGCAAATTGCCTTTTCTTAAATTCATTTTTAATTTGGGTTCTGGTCAAAGCCATATTTGCAGAAGCTCTTCCTGCATTTACCCTTCCTCGCTTATTTCTTGATTGTTTGTGAATTCTTTCAAGCTCTGCAATTGAGCCAGCAAACTGCTTTACTTGTCGCAACCCCAATGCGGTTTTAAATTCTTTGCCGCCTGCAATTTGCCCTTTTAGCTTGCTTTCTTCAACAGCGGAAGTGGGGAACAACTTCGCAACGTCCGAAGTAATTACTTTTTTTGCATTTTGAAATGCTGCGTTTGAGATGTAGCCTTTTTTGTTTAAAAAGTCATTTCCTTGTCTTTTACCCGGGGGCGTGACTGCAATCAAGTTGCCAAGAATGACCTTTGTCTGGTCTTTAATTATTTCGTTCAAATCTTTAAAATTCTCAGCGGCAAGCTCTGCCATGAGATAATTCATTTTGCTTGTGTCTACTTTAGCGGTGAACATGGTCAAAGTTTCATGCTAGATTTATCAGTCGTGAGGAATCCATTCGGGTGCTACTGTAGAGCCACCAGCGTGAGCTAACACAAACCATTCTCCATCTGGATTTGTTGATGGTGGTTTAGCTAACGTCACCCAAGTTGAGCCGTTGTAGTAAAGAATATCACCAGAATTTGCCGAAGGTAGACCAGAAGTCCATTGAGGAGCTACTGTCGAACCACCCATGTGTGTTAAATCATAACCTCCTCCATTTGGACTTGTTCCTGATGGCTTGGCTAAAGTCACCCAAGTTGAGCCGGTATGGTAAAGAATATCACCAGAGCTACCAGACGGAGTACACCCTGCCGTAATAGTTTGCTCTCCTACTGATGTAATAAGCCCATCTCTCCAATCAAGCAATGTTGTATCATCACCATCACAATCCATCCATAATATTGTGCCGTCTACATTGTTGCCTTCAACTGTTACAATCCCCGCATTGTCATCGTTAACGTTAACTTGTGGGTTGCTGGCCCTTTCAGCAATAGCGGAAAACTTAATTGAATCGTTTATATTAGCCATTTCATTTCCATCCGCATCAACAATCACTTTCCCGTAATTTCTCCCGGAAGGCTTAATTTGTTTTAAAGTTTTAAAAAGATACCTGTCCTCAACGCCATCCCAATCTTTGTGAATAAACCTTTCACCGCCAACATTTTTAAAAGACGGTAGCCTTGTGTGTTCAATATCACTTTGCTGATGCACAATGATTTTTGGCGACCCATTATCAATAGTTAACTTAAAAAGCTTAACATTATAATTGCCATCAGCGCCGTGTGTGCTGCTATCTGCCTCTCCAGATGGCGGTTGGTGATGCACACTATTCGGAACGCTAGACGCAACCATTATTGTTGGCGGGGTATCGTTCGCTCCTGTTTTTATAAAACCTTCTTCATCAGTTTCGTAATGAACATAAACAAACTGATTATTTGCAAGAGCTATTTCAGTTCTTGGCCGAACTGACATTGCATTTCCATTGCCATAATAAACTTCGTGAAAATCAACAGCATCAATAGAAGAGCCTGTACCTGTTTTGCGTTGAATCACCCATCCTTCTTGAATCTCAACAGCATAGGTGTTGCTTGTTGTTTGCCGCAAACTTAAAACAGAAAACGGTGGAGCTTGTGACTGCCGAATATCTCTTGGCTGTTTAGCTGAAATAATGCTGCCGCTGCTAGTGCTGTTTTCAATCTTGATGCCTTTGCCAGCGTTGAGCTGATTGCCTTTTAAATACTCACCAAGCTGCTTCCACTTGTAATCTGAAGGCCCACCTTGAAAAATTTGGTATAAGTCCATTATGAATAGATGTCTGTGTCCCAGCCGTTTCTTCCAGATAGCTTCCAAGTGCTAGTGACTTGGTAAACGTAACCCCTGCGAACATATGTCTCACCCCAAGCCAACCAGTCACGGCCTGATAAGGTTGGGTTTGGGCCTGCTGGGTTTTCAATAGTTCCAACGTCACGAATGCCTGTTGGCTCAGTTGTTTGAAATTTAGTCTCACGCCACTCACACCCGGGAGCTAAATATGATTCAATGCCTGCTTTTTCGTTAGCTGTTCCTTTAAAAGCAAACTCTTTCCAAATAGCATTGTTTTTGTTTGAATTGAAACCAGTATCAGGGTCAACAAAGATTGAACCGTTTTGCGGATTAGACGGAGTTCCACCAAACGTGGCAAAATCTGGGTGTGTTTGAATTGGTTCCTGACTCAAAGAAGTTGTAAGCTCATAAGTTGGGTCTGGTGCGCTAATTAAAAACCCTTCAAAAACATAGTTAACAGTCCACCAGCCCGGCTTTCCGCGCTGCCCAGTCCTGCGAGTCAGTAACATACTTGAAAAGTCAGGGTGAGCTGCAAAATCAACAAGCATATCTGATGGAAACCGCGCATTTGGAATCTCAACCGTCATCTCAATAGAATCAACTCCAAATCGGTCGGTTTCAAACCGTTCAGAAATCTGATTTACAACTGTAGTTGCGCCTTTTGTGCTGTAAGCCATTAAAATTTGCCAAACTGTCAATTTTTGTGTAATTTTGTTGCGTGCAACAATTTTATTGGGAAAACGGTGAGCGAGTCCCGGCGTATGACCCTCGCGAAGAAGAGACGGTGACTAACTCAATTGAGTCGCCCGTGCTTGTAATGATGAGACGCCTGCTTGGGTTTTTAAAAGCATCGCCACACCCTGATTTGACGATTGATTGCCTTTGCTTAATATCTGGACTTTGTTATGAAGGCAAAAGCATGGCCGAGATTGCCCGAGAGCATAAGGTGAGCAGAGCAACCGTTTCCCGGCGCTGTGTTGACTTGTGTGAAGCTTTTGGGATTGAGCCGACAAGAGCCATGCGAAGCCGCAAAGGGCGTGAGAACTGCCGTAATGCGAGATTTAAGAACGTAGAAAATACAATCAAATGACAAATGAACTAACACAAAACGGGCCGGGTGAAGTCGGCATGACATTTCAAGCTGAATTACCTTTTGAAGAGTGGCGGGAAATCGGGCAACGATTTGGAGAAGCCACGAAGCGGTTTAGTTGGGCATTGGGTGACTGGCTTGTCTATGGCGGCACCAATTTCAAAAAACGCATTTCATCAGAGATGTTTGAAGAAGCCGAGAAAACTACTGGAGTCGATAGGGCATCATTGTTGGCCTTGGCTACTGTCTGCCGAAGAATTCCAATGGAAAAGCGAATTGCTCACCTTAGTTTTGAGCATCATCAAGCGGTTGCATCAATTGCTAATGAAGAGTCACGTTTTGGCTGGCTTCAGTTTCTTGCCGGGAAAGATTCGCAACCGTCAAAGAAGATTCTAAAGCTTTCAATTTCTTGCTCACCTAAAGAGCCAAGGTTGATAACAAAAGAAGAGTATGAAGGTCGAAAACGCAAGTTTGGCTCTGATAATTACATTGTCCACCTTACCCGGTTGCTTTCCGTATTAAGAAAGACACTACCAGCAATGGACGAAGATGAACGTACAGCACTACGGGCTGACACAAAAGATTTAAAGCGGTTGCTTGAGCTTCTTTAACGCTTGGCCGGGCGGCAGCTTATTTCCCCAACTAGTGCGCCGGGTTGTGTTCCGACTCTTGAAACTCTGAAGTTTCTTGAGCGAAATGACACGGGCTTTCCAAGGCTTGGAATCTGGGTAAGGTCAGAAAGTAAGACTTTCACTTCAATGTCACCTTCGTCAGCAAAGCCGCCTTCCATTAGCTCCCGGGCAAACTGAGACTCTGACACGATTGCCGTTACAGTCTGGCCGTCAATGGTAATGCTTACACCGTAGTCAGCCCGGTGCTGCACAAAAGCATCTTTGATGCTATTCGCTATCGCTGTCTGCATCTACCTTTTTGGCTGCTTTCTTTGCTGCTTTTTTGGCAACTTTCTTTTTTGGCTCGGCTTTTGGCTTTGGCTCTGCCTTTGGTGCGATAATTGCTCTGCCACTAACAAGCAATTGAGCGGCTGCACCATTTTCTACATTTTCAAGAATTGCTCCTGCTTCGACAGGCTCACCTTTAACAAAGCAAGCTTCGATGATTTCAAGATTCTTCATGTTCTTTCCCAAAAGTCAAAAAAGGACGGTAAGGATTAACCCTACCGTCCTTGCGATTGTTATTGCGCTTTGGTTAATTATGCACCCAGTGCGTCAAGCATTGCTGCGAACGACTTAGGACGGCGAACACCACCATCATAGTAGGTGTTAGCAACTAAGGTGTGCAATCCAGTCTTGGCGTTAGCACTGTCGCGGAGAAGCTCAAGGTTAAGACCACCCCAGTAGCCAATCACATAGTCAGCAAAGTTACCGAAGAAGATTGCAGATGCAACTGATGAACTTCCTTTGGTCAATGTGCGGCTAACAGCGTTGGTGAACTCAGCGCGGTATCCGTTGATGACACCCGGGCTTCCATCAGAGATGATGAAGTTGCCTTCAACTCCAGAAGTCTGCTTGCTGGTCTGCTTGAGTTTCGCACGGATTTGGCCGTTTGTAACATAAGCGAGTCCACCTTGCAGAGCATTCTGAGCGTCAACCTTCTCTTCAAGAGCAACGATGTCAGCATAGTCAGGAGCGGCTCCGTTAGTTCCACCAACAACAGAACCAATTCCAGAAGCTCCAGCAACGCCGTTTGCTTCGTTGGTTCCACCGCCGTGGAAGAATGCCTTCTCTTGAGTCTCAAGCATCTGAGCAGTCAGGTGTCCGCGAAGCATTGCTTCAATTGCGGAAGACGACTGGCTCAAAAGCTGGTCACTGATGTCGATGAATGCAGGAAGTCGCTTGGGAGTAAGGCTCAACTGTGAAGTGGTTGGGCTAACTTCGTCGGCTGCTGCGTTCTCGGCTTTTTTAGCGGCTGCTGTTCCGGCTGCAAGAATCGGAATGTCAAGGTTGCCAGAAAGTCCGGTGAGAACCGTAGCACCAAGCTGATTCATTACTGATGAAGCAAAGAAGTCATCAAGAAGACCAGCTTTGTCAGTTGCGATTGTGTTACCGCCTTGGTTGGCAGTTCCAGCAGTCATGTCACGCTTGTTGACGTAGAACGAAGGAAGCATGATGCCGCGAGACTGACCAATGCCAGCGTTCTTGGCTTCGCGAATTCCTTCTTCAACAATCTCACGCTCGGCACCGTCCAGCTTAGCACCGGAGTAGTGAGCGCGAAGAGCAGTTCCAAGGTCAAAACGGCCAAGGTCACGCTTCTCAGACTTGGAAAGGTCAGCAGGAACAAATTCAGCTTTCTTTTCACAAACTTTGTCGAATGCAGCCTGACGGAAATCGTCAGCAGATACGCCTTCAGAAACAGCTTTGCTGATGTCTAGGCTGATGCCGCGCTCTTTAGCTTGCTCGGCAACTGCTTGGATGTTTGCGATGCGGCTGCGCTCGGCAGAGACAGCACTGTGGCGCTCGGCGTTGATGTCAACACGGGGAGCTTCGTTGATAACCTCCACGGAGCGCTGCTCGGGAGCCGATGGGATGTCTTTATTTTCGGACATATTTTCAGTTTTTAAATTTTGGTTTTCCGTTTTGTTGTTTTCCATTCCCCTGCCAACTCCCACGGAGTCGTCGGCTGGAATGCTCACCAAGCTGAGTTCATATGGCTCCCAATCAGTTGCCCGGATAGACTCCCGTCCCCCGTCCATCTTTTCAGAATCCATTTCGTGAATGCGATAACCAACCGAAACCAATCGGCGAATGTTATCCTTTACGTCTTGGAAAATCTCTTCGGCTCTTGCCGATTTTGAAAACTTAACGACTGCGCGTCCCTTTTTGTCGTCGTCAATCCATGCTCTCTCTACAACGCCAATCTGGTCGTTGCGGTTGTGTTCCATCAGGAATGCCCCGCCGTTGTTTAGACGGTCAAGGCGAACGCTTTCAGAGCGGTGGTCTAGCACTTCAGTGCCATATCCGCGCTCAACTTCGGCTTCAGAAGAAAACGCAATTTCAATTGTGCGGTCGTCTTCATTGATAGCCCGTTGATTTAACTCAAACGAGCGGTGTGACAGTTCTTCAACCTTCTTCTGGCTCATCGACAATCTCAGAATTGTCAATTTGGTCAGGGTCTAATTTCAAGCCATAACTTGCAGCAAGCTCTTCGTCTTCTTTAACCTTGGCTAAAACGTCATAGATGTCATCCCCGGCATCAGCAATAATGTCACGAAGTGGTCTGATGCGGTTACGCATTGCAAGGACAGCGGCTTCCATGTCTTTCTTGGGGTCAACCCAAGCCCATCGGCGTCCCCGGAATTCTGGGGCGTTAAATTTAAAGAACTTATCGAATGGCAAACCAAGGCGACCAGAAAGAAGCTCGACTTCAAGCCATGCTTCAAAAACTGGCTCAAGAACGTGGTCAATCATCATGCGTTGGACTGCCTTCCAGACTTCGCGCTCTTCAATTAGCCCGGCTCTGATGCTTGAGTAGTTTACTCCTTCCAAGTCATTACTAAGAGCGTTGTAACTAATGCCAAGAGAAGTAGCGACTCCACGAAGGCAAGATTTGACGAAATCTCCATAACCAGAATTTGGGTGGTTGGTGTCCCAACTTTTAAAATCTACACCAGCAGGAAGTTCTTCGATTGTTCCCGGCGATGAATCAACAGGAAGATTTCCATCATCATCAATTTCGCCCGTCCAGCCGTCCGGTGTTGCTTTGGTGAAAAAGCCCATTTTAGCGGCCCCGGTTCTAGCTGCAACAAGTTCGGCTTCTGCATAGCCGTCTAACATCTTGAGCCTGTTCATTGAACTAACAAGCCAAGGAATGCCCCGGCTTTGCTCTGGTCGCTCTGTTTTAAACGGGTGAATGATTTCTTCGGCTGGCACCCGGATTCTTCGCTTAAAATCAGCGTTGAATTGAGAATCTCCGGGGTGGTTGCCAAGCAAGTGGTAAGCAACTGGTCGGCGGTATGAATCAAACTCAACACCAAACCGGATTTCGTTACCGTTTTCAGCCCGGGCATTGTAACTATCATCAAGCAAGTCGGCTTCAAGAATCTGCAAGCATAAGCCGGTGCTTTTCTTAATCATACGAATAAGAACTTCACCATCACGGGCAATGCACCGAAGGATTAAGCGTTGAACGTCAACCCATGAGTGCCGTCCTGTGACTTCACAGTTGCCAACCTTGCTCCATTGCTTCCAAGCCCTTTCGATTATGTTGTTTGCAACTTCGTCAAGCTGACCATTGGCTTCCTTTGACCTTACCTGTAAAGATACACCCTTTTCGCCAAGTGTGTTGTTTTCAAGGCTACGCAAAAAACCTTTTACCCATTCATTATTTCGCTCTAAGTCCCGGGAGCGGTCGCGGAGAATCGGAAGCTGGCCTTTTAGCTCACCATCTTGCGACAGGCACGCAGTAATCCAGTCGAGCGTCAGACGGCTTGACTGGGTGGCGTTGAATCTGCGAACGGCTGTTTTGGGCGATGAGAATTTGCGCTTTAGATATTGAATCATCTGAATTGAATTTTCAAAGTTTTTCGGTGACGGTTGACTGATGCCTTTAATGTTTCCGCTTCTTGTCTCCAACGGTCACGGCTCTTTTCCAAATCAGCGATGCTTGCGAGTGTCAAAGATTGGTCGCCAAAACTTGTAGCACTAGCCGTCTTTTCATAAAGAGTTCCAAGAGTCGTCTCAAT